GTGAGACAGCAACTGTGACAGGTACCCCGACGTACTTACCATATATGTCCCAAATTGCTTTTGATTGTTCTGCAGTTATACCATCACGTTCTTTCTTACCAATAAATACGACAGCTGCTGCGGCGTTATTTTGATTAACAATATGCTTAAGAGCTTCAAAATGGCCTTTGTGTGGTGGCTTAAAACCACCTGGTAAAATAGCCACTCCAGATGTTTCAGCTTCATGAACAAATTGTTTAAAGGTTTGCATTATCTGAATCCTGTCATTAATCCGCTTACGATAAATTCACCAGTAATCTTAAACGGTACTTTATCAAGACCTCTTATTACCAATCCTTCGCCTACATCAACAGGGGAGTTAACATTCTCTTTAATACGTTCACCGATATTTTTTGTTGCGTGATATATAATAGCCCCATCAACAATCATTTTTTGAGCTTTTTTATCTTGTGTAAGATCACTTAACGGGCCTTGACCTTCCATTACGTAGAAGTAAAGTGATTTTGTCATAGCGGTTTGCTTTTTACCATTAATGTCAATTTTTGTATCGCGAGGATTAATAGCACCATTTAGCCAGACACCTAAGCTTTTTGTTTCAGCTTCTTCAGGTGTAAACTGCACAGTAATAGGTTCTTGTAAAACATCACTATAATTAACACCGCCAGGTAATGTACCAGGTATGCTTGTATAGACAGTAAAGTCTTGATTACGAGCTGCTACTTGAAGCTTATCTTTTAACCCTTCAAGTGCTTTATCATTATATCTAACCTCTGAACCACGTCGTGATTTACCTGTCGGAGCTAATGCAAATTTATTAACACCAAGCAATGCAATAATATTTTGACCATAATCAACTACGTTTGATTTACCTGCAATATATTCAATATTTAAAAATACCGATTCAGTTGGGTCTTGATCTTGTAACAAGCCAAGCTTTGTAAGCTCAGGTTCTGCAGTATCTATAACTGCATTTAATATTGGTAATAATGTTTGTCCGACATTAACCATACCGTGACCTTCACCAAAGCGATCTAATAAATCTCGCTCAGTAATGCCTTTTACGTCTAGAGGCTTCATAGAACCTCTGTCCATTGCAAATTCTTTCTCACCAGCTTCGTTGGTAATAATTTTAACTGCAGCATTAACTCCATCTAGCTTAATTGCAGCTGGTGTTTTTTGTAAGTGTGCTATAACTTGATCAAACTTTTTAAGAAGTTGTTTACCATTGTTGACATCTGGTAGATCAAATGGATGAGCCATATGTCCACCAGCTCCTCCTTCTTGTAACAGGGTATAGTTTTTAAATGAAATCATTATTTGTGCTCTTCTACTTTAGACATTAAGAAGTCTAACATATCATCTGCATTTTCATCTGTAATATCTGCAGCTGCTTTAAATAAATCGTCTTCAGATAATAAATCAGAATCAATTCGAAGTGCTTTGAGACCTAAACTAATCATAAATTTTTTACCTTCGGACGAAAGGTCAGCAGGTTCTTGCGGTTGTGCAATATCTTGATCCTGAGGAACTGGTTCGGGTGCACCAGCCGCTGGATCCACAACAGGTGGTTCTTGCTCATACACAATACCGTATTGTGAACCTTGTTCGGCTATTAATTTTTCAAAGCTAGACATATAAAAATATTTATTTTATAAGTAGCTGCTTATTCTTTATTTGTCTAAAATAGTCTTCTGATAGAAATGTAAGATTAAATCTCTTCGCGAATTGTAACAATTTATCAAATCTATATTTCATAAATTTATTATCTGTTGAATCTATAAACATATTCAGCTCTTCTCGTTGCCCGCTACATGTTTGTAATTCGAAAACATAATTGTTAAATATATCTTCTGCAAAAATAAACCTGATTGGAAGTATTTTTGATAACCTCTGTAGCTTCTTAACCAAGAATGTGTTCAGTTCACCTGGATCAATTAGATTTAGTGTAAGAAACTGTGAACCGGCTAATGATTTATGATCTAAACTGCAAAATATAACGTGTTTACCAGATCTTTTGTTAAGAATATACTCGCATAACTCAAATATTACGTGATGGAGTAGTAAATTACGTGTATCTTTGTTGTTTAGGCGTAGTTTTTTAGCTAAAAGTCCATAATCATTGTAATCATTAATAATTTTACCTTCAATCTTACGGAGGAATAGGGTATGAAAGTCAATTATGGTAAAATTATTGAGTGAATATGTTTCTTTCTGTCCCACTACGCAGATTATAGCTACTTTTTCCCCTTAGTGCAACTATTTCTTCGGTTTTTTTCCTATTCTACAGTTAATTATGCCGTTATAGTAGTCATCTCTTAGTAAAACACCTAATTTAAACTGTAATTCGGCCTCATAATAGGATAACTCCCATTTATTATTACAAGTACGTAGTATTTTGAAGGAAAATTTATCTTTACCATCAGAAACTATCTGATCATTAAGCTCATTACACGATCCAGTGTATGTCTTCCAATCAGATTCGGTAATTACATGCCGTTTATTCTTTTTACCTTTGAGAGGTGGTCGTTTTATGATTTTTTGTACTTGCTTTTTACCAATATACTTCTTTTGAGTGTTAATATTGGTTATTTGGTAGATAAACCCGAAACAATCAGTAGGCCATACACCTTCGAACGTCCAATGTCCTAAGTCTAATTTATCCTCCACAGGATTAGTTATGACTTACGTTTTCTTTTTCCACACTTTTTCTTTTTCTTGGGACACTTCCCTTTCATACCAGGTCTGGTTTGTACTACAGGTGATTTACCACCAAAAACATATCGAGCATCTCCAGGAGCATAATTATCACCTGAAAATTGATCTGCTGTTGCATCAACACCTGATCCAAAAACACTTCCAGCACCTCCAGCTGTCATATCTTCTAAAAGTTTAACAAAACGGTTTTCGAAAAGATTATTCATTGATCTTTGATAATAATATATTATTATTTATGTGAATAATGTCGACTTTAGACAAATATATGGAAGAGATCGTTCAAGATACGAACGTAGACAACTTTAATATACTCGATGTACAAATGAGACTGCCTGCTATTAAACATAAGTGGGTCGGTAGACTTATGAGACATAAATTTGAAGTAAAGGAGCTTCGAAGAGAGAAGGAGAAGTTAATTAGAGAGTTAACCAGCAAGCTACTGAGTGAAAGCCCGGTTAAGATAGCTGAGCCTGTTGCAGAAAAGAAAGTAAGTAAAGTAGATTCTGTTCTTAAGATTGATGCAAAGATAAAAGAAACATATCTAATAATTGAATATCTTGAGAAGGTAGAGAAAATTTTTAGCTCTATGACGTTTGATATTAAGAACGTTACAGAGATTATGAAGCTAGAGACAACATGAGCCTAAACTTTGACTGGGATAGCGGTAGAAGACAGGGCATCATGAAATGTGAAAGCCTAGATCAAATTCGTGAACATTTTTCTGTAAAGAATGATGCGGCGAAGTTTGCAAGACGTTTTGGTAGAACGTTTATACCAGCTAGAAAATATGCAATAACGCCTGCTGGTAGATTCGATGCCGGGTTATATAAGCAAATTATTGATTTTGTCGCTGAACATAATGTTGATGATAATATAAACTATACTGATACGTTCATTAGTAATGTTAAACCAGGATATAAAAAGACAAAACCTACTCAACTTAAATTAAAGTTAAGAGATTATCAGGAAGATATTGTTAATAGATGTCTTAAAGTAGGGAGAGGTACTGTTATACTTGCAACAGCTGGTGGTAAGACATTAACAATGTCATCATTAGTTGAATCTATATATAAACAATATGATAAGAATAACTTTCATGGGGTTATTATTGTACCTGATAGAGGTCTTGTAGAACAAACATATAATGACTTAAAAGATTATGGTGTAACATTTACATTTTCTAAATGGACAGGAGATGACGAGCTAGATCTTACCACCAATATCGTTATCTGTAATTTAGGTATATTACAGAGCAGTAAATCTAATACAGGGTGGATCCATAATGTTGATCTTTGCATTATTGATGAGGTACATAAAGTAAGACAGGGTAATAAGATTAATAAAATTATTAATAAGATACATACTCCACATAGATATGGGTTTACTGGTACGATGCCAGAGGAGTTATTAGACCAATGGAATATTATTGGTAAGATTGGCCCTGTTCTTTATGAAAAAAATAGTGCTTCCCTTAGAGAAGAAAATTATATTGCACAAGTTAAAGCACAAATATTAGATCTTAAATACGAAACTCAACCTAAATATGTTTTATATCCATCCGAACCACTTACCCCGACGAAAAGGTACAAAAGGGAAATCGATTTTATTATTAATAGTGATTTTAGGAATAATATTATTGGTAAGTTGAGTAATAAATTTGATAAAAACTCCCTTATATTAATTGATTATATTGAACATGGAGAGATATTACTTGAGTACGTTAAACGTCATTGTAAGGATAAGAAGGTTTATTTTATTAGAGGAGAAGTTGCTGTTGAGGATAGAGATAAAGTAAAACAATTAATGGAAGTTAGTGATGATGTAGTTGTTGTTGCTATATCTAAGATATTTTCAACAGGTATTAATATAAAAAATTTACATTATATAGTTTTTGCAGGTGGTGGTAAAGCCAAAATTAAGACCATTCAATCAATTGGTAGAGGTTTACGGTTGCATAAGTCGAAACAGCAGCTTATAATTATTGATATTGGTGATGATCTCATGTACGGGAGGCAGCACTTGCAAAAACGTATAGAGCATTACAACAAGGAAAAAATTAATTATGGCAGGAAAACCATCAAAGAAGAAAGCGCCTAGAAAAAGGAAACCAAAAAATACTGATAAAGAGAAACATTATGTTAACTCTAAAGAGTTTCTTGAAGAACTACGGCAATACTATGAATCAGATGAAGTTACGGATACTTTAGCAAGTATGATCACAAAGATTGCAAACGGTCTCAGCTATGCTCCTAACTTTATCAATTATTCTTATAAAGATGAAATGGTTGGGGATGCAATTCTCAAGATGTTTTCAGCTCTTAAAAATAAAAAGTTTGATTTAGAATCTGGTAATAATCCTTTCTCATACTACACAACAATTGCTTTTCATGCTTTTATTAATCGCATTAAAAAAGAAAAGAAGTACCATGAAACAGTTACCAGTTATCAGGAGACAGTGTACGCTGATTTAGTTAATTCTAATCCTGGAGTTAATATCTATACTAAATCTCCCGACTCTGATGGTAATAACCAGCAGTTAGATGACTAAAAGTAGAAGAGACATTTTTCTAAACGATAGACGTGTCTGTTGTGTTAGCGATATACATATTGGTGTACATCAGAATAGTGCACAATGGCATCAAATTATATTAGATTGGTCAAAATGGTTAGCTGATGAACTAAGAGAAAAGGATATTAAGGATATTATTATTAGCGGAGATTTCTTTCATTATCGAGATGAGATTGCCGTCAATACTATCCACTTTGTAAAAGAAATACTAGATGAGTGGAGTGAGTTTAATATTATTATTCTCGTCGGCAACCATGATGCATACTATAAAGATAGATCAGATGTTAATTCTCTAACTATTTTAGAAGGTTGGCCAAATATCACGATCGTACCTCATTTACGTAGTGAGACTATTTTCGGTAAAAAAATAACATTTGTTCCATGGGGTGTTGGTGTTGAAGATATACCAAAAAGCGATATTATTTTTGGACATTTTGAAATTAACTCGTTTAAGCAGACTAATTTTAAAGTGTGCCAGTCAGGAGTCGGTTCAAAAGATCTTTTAGATAAATCCAACCTAATTATTACCGGACATTTTCATTTAAGAGAGGAAAGAAATTATAATAATGGAACTATTCTTTATCTCGGCTCACCATTCCAAATGGATTTTGGAGATGTAGGTAGTTCAAAGGGATACTATATATTGGATGTTGAAGATAAAACGTTTGAGTTTTATGAGAACGAGAAATCTCCGAAGCATGTTAAATTATTGCTATCTGAATTGGTAAAACAGAAAAAACTCACTAAAGATGTTAAGGAAAGCCTTGAAAACAGCTTTGTTAAATTTATAATTGATAGGAATATTGCACCAGATGAGATTGATTTTGTAGTACAGAAGCTAAACACCTACAAACCAATCTCTATAAACGTTGACTATGCAAATAATTTTAATATGTTTGCGATTAGTGACGATACAAGAAAAGATTTATCTGGTATTGATATAGAAGCGGCTATAGAAGAATTTATTGACCTTATGGATATTGATAATAAAAGTAAGGTTACTGAATATACTCTAGAGTTATATAAGAGTACATTGCAATAATGTAATGAAGCAAATTAATTTAAGAAAATTAACTATAAAAAACTTTCTCTCCGTAGGTGATGAGGAAGTTGTTATTGAATTTAAGCCTGGTCTTCATATTATTACAGGTATAAACAAGGATAAAGAAGACAGGCGTAATGGTGTCGGTAAATCAACTATTGCCGATGCCATTCACTTTGCTATTTTTGGTAGTACAATCCGTGAACTAAAAAAGGAAAATGTAGTTAACCATATTAATCAAAAAAATTGTGAAGTTAATCTAGAGTTTGATATTAAAGTAGATGAACGTATATCTAATTGTAGAATTGTTCGCAAACTTGAACCTTCGAAGTGTTATTTGTATATTGATGGTGAGGATAAGACAAGAGACTCAATTAATAATACAACTGATTTTATATTAAAGCAATTATCCGCATCTCAAGACATATTTCAGAATTGTGTTATAATGACTCTTAATAATACCATTCCTTTTATGGGTAAAAAGAAGGTTGAGAAGAGAAAATTTATTGAAGGTATCTTTAACTTAGAAGTATTTAGCAATATGTTACAATCTGTACGTTCTCAATATAATGATGAGAAGAGAGATTATGACGTACAGTTTAGTAAGCAAGAGGAAGTAGAAAAGTCCTTATCAACACATAAACGTCAAAAAGACAAAGTTGAGAATGATAAAAAAGAACGTGAGGAAGAACTTCTAAAAAGACGAGATGATAATATTAAAGAACTTGGTACATTACAAAAAGCTACAGATGTAGATTATGAGAAGGAAATAACTACTTTTAATGAAAAAATAACTGAACTTGAAGAATATATTGAAAAGTGCTCAAAAAAAATTACAACACTTACAGGTGAGTCAGTAGAACATCGAACAAATAAAACCCATCTCAAAAAACAGCATGATACGTTAGGTACAGAAGATGCAACATGTCCAGTATGCCTTAAGCCTTTTTCAGAGCATGATAAAGGTACAATTAATGATGAGAAACAGGATTTGACAAATAAGATTGATAACCTTACTAGAGCAGAAAAAGAAATTGAAGAACAAGTTATAACATTAGCTGATACAAAAACAAAGCTTAAAAATAAGAAAACACAATATAAAGATAATGTTAGCAATCTTAAGATTGAACAAAATCAATTTGAGAATAATAAGACACGGATTGTACAGCTTGAAGTATGGAATAAACAAATTAAAGATGACATTAAAAAATTAAAAGAGAGCACTGTTGACTTTGATGATGTTATTAGAGAGACAGAAGAGAGATTGAAGGATGTTGAAGGTAAACTTGGAGAAATAAAACTTAATCTATCCTTATTAGAAGTAGTTAAATTTATTGTATCTGAAGAAGGTGTTAAATCTTACATCGTTAAAAAGCTTTTACAGTTATTTAATAATAGATTAGCACACTATCTTAATAAAATGGATGCAAATTGTCTTTGTATCTTTAATGAATATTTTGAGGATGAGATTATTGATGAAAAAGGTAAGCTTTGCTCTTATTTTAATTTTAGTGGTGCGGAGAGAAAGAATATTGATTTAGCGTGCTTGTTTGCTTTTATGGATATAAGAAAATTACAAGGTAATGTGTCTTATAATTTTAGCGTGTATGATGAACTGCTTGATTCAAGTTTAGATGAAAGAGGTGTTGAGTTAGTACTTGATATATTACGTGAGCGAGTCGAAAAACATAATGAATGTATTTTTGTTATTAGTCACAGAAAGGAAAGTACTAAGGCTGCAACTGGAGATATTATTCAACTAGAAAAAGAAAATGGTATAACCCGCCGAGTTGCATATACCGGTTAAAAGAATTATATATATAAATGATTGCATCGCCTATCCCTGGAGTTAACCCGTACGGAGTACCAACGTTAGGTACTCCTCTGTTTAATCCGCCAGTTATAGGCCAACCGGCTGCGCAACCTAAACCTGAGAATGTGCATAGTCCAGAAATTGGTACTAAGTCAATTAATTATCTAGCTGATTATAGTGGTTGTGGGTATTGGAGAATGGTATGGCCGGAACATCTTTTAAACGCACATCAAAAGCATGTTGTACATAGTACTACTATGATGTGTTTAGATGAAAGATGGTATCAATCTACAGACTCAGTAAGAGTACAAAGACAAGCTACACCTAGTCAGCTTAAATTTGTACAGCTTTTAAGAGAGTTTTCAACAAGGCAAGATTTTCGTATTTTATATGAAATTGATGATATTGTTTTTTCTGAAGATATTCCAGATTATAATAAATTTAAGCCCGCTTTTGAAGATCCATCAATTAGAGACTCTGCAAAAGAGATAATGCAGCTATGTGATGAAATAACAGTAACAAATAAATTTATGCAAGAATATTACCAGGAAAAAACTGGTAATAAAAACGTTACTGTTATACCTAACTTTCCTCCAAAATGGTGGATGGGAAATTTTTATAACCCGTCACAAATAGAAAGAAATTATCGTAAGAATAAGAGGAAACCTAGAATTGTTTATTCTGCATCAGGCGCTCATTTTGATGTAGATAATAGAGTGAAGCAGAGAGATGATTTTTATCATGTCAATGATGTTATTATTAAAACATTAAAAGACTTTCAATGGGTATTTATTGGAGCATTTCCACTTACACTCGCTCCATATGTTGAATCTGGTCAAATTGAATTTCATCCATGGACAAGATTATACGAATATCCAGAACTTTTATCAAAAATAAATCCAACGATGTTTATCGCACCGTTGTCTGATAATACTTTTAATAAAGCAAAGAGTGATTTGAAGTACATTGAAGCATGTTGTTACGGTATACCTATTGCCTGTCAGGATCTATGTACATATGAGGACGCTCCTTATAAATTTAAGACCGGAGATGAGATGATTGATATTGTTAAAAAGCTGACAAAAAACAACTATAACAAATATATGAAAGAGTCTAGAGATGCTCGTGCTGTTGCAAATGAAAGATGGCTGGAGCTAGATAAAAATATCGATATGTACGCTGAACTTTATAAGCTACCTTATAAGTCTCCAGAAAGAAAGTGTATTAATTCACTTGCAGCTAACCATTAAAGATATTATACTTATTGAGTGTCGTATAGAAATGTAGCATATCTTCCTGACGAACAAGTTATTCGTTTATTTACATGGGATGAAGATGGTAAAAGAATGTCTGTAGATATTCCTCACCATCCATATTTTTATATGGAGACTACTCAAAAGTCTGACGGTGTTTCTATCTTCAATACACCACTTAAAAAATTCGAGTTTCCAGTTGAGTATAGACGAGGTGAACAAGTCCGCCAGATGGTTCGTGCTCAGAGAGAAAATGGCGAAAAGGTAAATGTAAGAGTTTTTGAAAACCTATCTGTGCTTCAACAGTTCCTTATTGATAGATATTGGAAGGTAAATGATACATCGGAGTTTACCGAGCACCCTCTAAAGATACAATTTATTGATATTGAGACATATAGCCCTGATGAATTTCCTGTACCCGAATTTGCAAAAGATACAGTTAACGTTATTACATTATGGGATTCATTAGAGAACCATTTTTATACCTGGGGGCTACAAAGAGACTATAAACCCACATTAGATAATGTAACATATAAAAAGTGTAAGAGTGAAAGAGATCTGCTATTAAGTTTTGTTGAGCATATTGAAAAAGATCATCCAGACATTATATCGGGCTGGAATAGTGAGTTCTTTGATATGCCATATCTAATGAACCGTATTACTAAGATACTTGGTGAAGAAGTGGCTAATAGATTATCACCCGTTAATGTTTCATATAAACGAGAGTTTCAAGGTAAGTTTGGCAAGATGAATACAAGGTGGCACTTAAAAGGTGTATCATGTGTAGATTATCTTGATATCTATAAAGGCTTCACTCAAGGTTTACGTGAATCATATAAACTTAATGATATTGCTGAGCTTGAGCTTGGTGAAAAGAAGATTGAATATGGTGAGCAGAACCTTGCATCATTAGCTGATAATGACTGGCAAACGTTTGTTGATTATAATATTCAAGACGTTAATTTGTTAGTGCGCATGGAAGAGAAGCTTCAGTTTATGATGCTTCTGAGAATGTTAGCCTATGTGGGCCTCACACCATTAGAGAATGCTATGGGTACTATTAATGTTGTTACTGGCGCCGCAACTATTGAGGCTCGGAGTCAAGGTAAAATAGTACCAACCTTTGAGGTTGAAAGGTCAGGTGACAAATATGAAGGTGCTTATGTCGGAGAACCTGAACGTGGATTTAGAGATAATATAGTTTCGTTTGACCTTAACAGTCTATATCCGAGCATTATGATATCTCTTAATCTATCTCCCGAGACAAAGGTTGGCAAATTTGAAGTATCAAGTGATGGTAACGTTGTAGTAACTTCTATTACTGGTAAAGTCGTAGAATTAACTAAAGAAAAGTTTGCTCGTTTTGTAGAGAAGGAAAATATATCTATAACTCGTGCTAACTGTTTATTTTCGCAAAAGAAGAAAGGTATCTTCCCCCTCATTACTGACAAGTATTATGATAAGCGTAAAGCAGTTAAGAAAGACTTAGCAATTGCTAAACGCAAGTTAACTAAACTTGAGAAAGATGATCCTGATTATGCTAAAACTAAGCTAAGAGCCGATCAAGCTGAGATTAAGCAGTTAACTATTAAGATTCTTATTAACCGCATTTATGGCTATTTTGGTAATAAAGTGTCTCCTATGGGTGATCCTGATATTACAAGATCAATTACTCTTACTGGTCAATCAATTATTAAGAAGTCTAATAAGATCCTTACTGATTTAGTAAAAGAGAGAACTGGCTTAACTGATGATGATATTAGAAAAGACCCCGTCGTTATTTATAATGATACTGACTCTGTATACGTAACCATTAAACATCTTATTGAACATGGTAATATTCCGTTTACTAAAGGTAAGAAAGTATCTAAAGAAATAATTGAACTTACCGATGAAATTGAGACGATACTTAATAATGCTATTAAGACTTGGGGTGAGCACGCTCTTAACTCTCAAGATTGTAGGTTTGAGTTTAAGAGAGAAGCTATTTGTAGTAGGGGCATATTCTTACAGAAAAAAAGATATATTCTACATGTATTAGATGACGAAGGTATACCAGTTGATAAGTTTAAATATACCGGTGTTGAAGTTGTACGCACTACAATGCCTAAAGCTATCAAACCCCATGTTAAAAATATTATTGAAACAATGATTCGTACTAAGGATTACAATACTACAAATAATCTGTTTAATGAGATGTATGAATTATTTGATACACTGCCTTTAGAAGATATTGCATTTGTTATGGGGGTAAAAAGCTATACAACTATTTCTGAAAATACCGGAGAAGAATGTAATAACTTTAAGACATACAAAGGCATGCCGATACACGCAAAGTCGGCTTACTTCTATAACCATTTGCTAGAAAAGAACAAACTTACTAACAAATATGAATCTATAAACAGCGGTGATAAGGTTAGATACTTCTACTGTAAGAAGCCTAATAAGTATGGCATACCATCCTTTGGATACAAATATACTTTTCCAAAGGAATTCTCAAATGATATACAACCCGACAGAGAAAAGATGTTTGAGAAGATTGTATATAGCGTATTTGAACGTCTTTATGATGCTGTAGGTTGGAAATGTCGCAAGCCTGGTGAAATGGTACAAACAGATTTATTTGATTTATTAAAAATATAAGTTGAACATAAACACAATTATAATATAATATAGAAAGTTATGAGTGAAAAGAACCATACCGTATTCGTAGATTCTATTGGTCGTGCTATTCTTGGTGAAGTAGCCGAAGGTCCTGCTGATCAAGTTTGTGTAAAGAAGCCTGTAATTATTCACGTACAGCCCAACCAGCAAACAGGTCAAATTGCCGTACAGCTTATTCCTTATTTCTTTAAGGAGTTTAACAGTACTGAAGATGACACAGTTTGGAAGTTTCCTGTTAGTAGTGTTGTTGTATCAGACGGTCTTACCCTTAACGATCAGCTTATCAACCAATATACAACTATCGTTAATGCACCTGCGGCACCTGCGGCACCTGATGCACCGCCTGCAGGAGCTCAAAATGAACCTGGTGTAGTTAAGTTGTTTGATGATGAAGAAGAATCTAAGTAATGGATAAAAACATACTTAAAGCCTTTGAATCTTTAGATAAGCTGAATCCAGAAGCATCGTTTCTTACCGATGCTAGTTTATCTAATGTTGAAGATTATTATGATACTGGATGTATGGCATTAAATGCTATTGTATCTGGTAGTTTGTTTGGTGGAGTACCGAAAGGTCGTATTACTGGCTTTTCAGGCCCGTCAATGACAGGTAAGACTTATATCATCAATAAGATTCTTGGGCATGCGCAGAAAAAAGGACTAATGCCTGTTATCTTTGATACAGAAGTGGCAGTTGATGAAGGTTCTGCGCGTGGTGTAGGGTTAGATCCTGATACTACTAAGTATGTTCCAGTAAATACCGTCGGGGAATGTAGAAATCAAATGTTCTCTTTCCTCGACGGTGTTGAAAAAAATAATCTACACGGTAAGTTTATTATTTCTATTGATTCGCTTGGTAACTTAGCTGCTGATAAGGAAGTGACAGACGCAGAAAAAGGTAAAGCAGCTATGGATATGGGTATGAGAGCTAAGTCTCTTAAGTCTATGATGAGACTTCTTACCTATAAAGCAGCTAAGACTGGTACTACCATTCTTTTCTCTAATCATACATATGATGATCCGGCTGCTCTATTTCCGACTCTTGTTAAGCAGCAGTCTGGCGGTAAAGGTCCTGTTTATCTTGCCAGTGTCTTAGTGCAATTAGCCTCTAAGAACGAGAAACAAGATGCAGCTAATGTGGATGATGAGATCTTACCTACTGCTAAGAACTTTAGTGGCGCTACCTTGAGAGCTCTTAC